AAGACCGAGAGACATTTTCTAATTCATTAAACATCGTATATTTTAAGCTCGTTTACATAATTCGTCCAATCTCGAATACTTATGTCACTTTCTTCACACCACGGGTATATCTCGTCTTCTCCGATGTAGTTGAGAGCTTTAACACCGTCATTTATGCAGCGGTCGCAAATACTCTTGTTATCATCTATTATAAGGCCTATGTTCAGGGCGCGGCAAATGTCGGCTTTGTGTACTTCATTGGGGGTGAAGCTGTTGGTTAAAATAACATCATCAAACACACCCGGGAAAAAGGTTTCAATCCATGTTTCTGTTTCATCGCGAACAACATCCTGACGACCTGTGACTACATACATCTTGTTAGCACGCCGCTTTAAAGAGTACATAGCCGCTTGTGAACCTTTTATAGGTACGAGATCCATGAAGGCTTTGGATTTATAAAATTCTCTCACCATTTGTTGGGAAGTTGGCTCATCAATTTCAAATACTTCACGGTATATATAATTGTATTTGGGTTTACTCCAAAGTTTGTGAACTTTATTATGATGTTTCGCCAATGGGAAGAGAAACTTTACTAAGACTTCATCGATGTCGATTGCAATCCGATTCATTTATTTATTACAAACATTATTCATAATCTCTAATTACAACACCCACCGGGAATCGGGGTACCTTTTGGGCTGTCAGGTTTTGGAAACGCACAGTGAGCATCTTTCCAATGTACTCCTTGTAGTTCTTGTAATGCTCCTCCCTCTGAGCAATGGTTCCCTCGGGACGAACTGTAAACTGCTGCCCATCTTGAGTCTTACACACCCAGACAACCGCATCAGCGTCGCGACCATGCCCTGTCTTGGCACCAACAATCTCATATTCCTCGGTCTGGAAATCCTTGTACTTAAGGAGATAGTTGCTTCGTTGACCCACCTCATAGACACTGAAGGGGTCACGGATCATGGTACCCTCAAATCCCTGCTGCATGAACATCTTGTGATAGCCTTCCATATCCTTATGTTTTTTGATATTGAAGGTCTCAACATATTCGTAGTGGATATTCGATAGAGATTTGGCCTTATGCCAGCGTTCTTCAAAAGTCATATTCAGCTTCTTGAGATCAAAGAAGTCAAAAACATAAAATTTGAGCTTCAGAGGATCGGTTTTGAAGGTGCTGGTAAGATCTTCAAATGAGAGATTGGGATCATACGCTTCACCGTCCACATATTGACCCGGCTCAAGACCCTTCCCAAGAACCTCGGTTCCAGGGATAATCTTACCAGTTCGTGAGATACCACCATCCTTTGAAACCAGTAGACGAACACCATCAAGTTTGGGTTGAACATAGAAAGGTTCGGAGATGTATTTCTTCCTCTCCTCCCACTTGTTCGCAAGCATGGGCAACACCTGATTACATTTGGTATGCTCATTGTTCCACATAGTTTGAGCTCGCTTGAGAGCTTTCTCATAACCAGTCTTAACATTGGTTCGTGATTCAGTAAACTTGTCACTTCCCACGATGCCAGAGACCTTCACGATATCCGCAGTTCCATTCTTTAGGTCTTCAACCTTGATGTCGATGTAGCGGTCGCGACCGTGCTTGTCTTGTCTGATAAGGCGTTCCATTATACGATAATAAAATATCAGTTTTAAGTAGATGTCGGAAATTCCGGTTATAAATTACGGTAGAATGGAACGACTTAGGCCTCCAGAAAGCACATTTATGCCATTGAATGCAAATACTTTTTGTATTATTTTTATTTTTTTGTGTATTTTGGGATTATATAAGCGCCATGTGACAATTACTCAATCGCGGAAACGATTCCATATTTAAGACACTTGTCCGGTGGCAAATAAATATCCTTTTTCATTAGGGTTTTAAACTTGGTTTCAGGGATCTTTGTCTTCGAGAGATACATGTCCTTCAGCATCTTCATGAGCTTATCATTTGACTTCATCTCATTCTTAAGCTCATTGAAATTACCCCACATTTCAGTACTAATTTGGTGGATAAGGCAGTATGCATTCTTACCCATACGTCTCTCAGCCCCACCTAAAAGTACAAAGGTGGCTGCACTACAACAGGAACCTTGGGCGATCGTGACGACTTTGACACGCGAGCGTTCAAGAACATTCATCATGTTTAGGCCCGCAAACACATCACCCCCTTCACTCATTATGTGAACACGAATCATTGGCTCGTATCCAACAAGTTCTGCTGCCTTTTTGAGAAGATCGATTTCGAGCTTTTTGAATTTTTCTACAAATTCAAGTGCGTTTTCGCGGTCAATATCCCCATAATACAAAATTTCGTTACCAATCACCTTGATGGAATCGTTCTCCTCTTGTTCTTTGACTTCATCATCTGTCGTAGGCATTTTTCAAGGCTTTCTTTACTCTCGTTACGTCCTTTGATTTTAAGCCATTTCCAACTGCAAGATGATTGATGACATCAAAATCTTGAGGAGTTATTTTATACTCAAGTAGTGGTTCCAAGTCTCCTTTTTCTGCATACTTCTTTAATAGACACAATTCTTCAACCCCCAACCCCGTTCTAGATTTCTTCTGAATATCTGAAAACTTTTGTTTACGCATCTTGTAATTTCCTAACTTTGTCCAACACGAACCAGGTCGTATCTTATCCTTATCCAGGGGTTCACCGAGGGCTGACTTTGGTAAAGTTAAAGCGTGTAATACAAAGTATGGCATCAGATTCCAATTACCCGATTGATAGATATAGGTATCATACATATCGGCATCGGAGAACGAAATAGTGGATTTAATTAAATCTACACCTTTTGAGTCAATGTAGTTTTCTTGAAAGATGTCCCACATGTGCCCATGCTCGGCTATACTATCTAAAATTTTGATGGGACCCGGATCACTCAACACCTCCGCTATAAACTCTTTGGGGGTTTTAAACTCATCCATTTCATCATACCCTTCCAGATAGGTGAAAAAGTTACGAATGTTTCCTTGAGATCTAACAGCTGCTTCATAAGCCTCCCTCCCTTGATTTTCGGTTAGGGTTAAGAGAACATCGGGTTTGTGTCTAGGTATCATAACTGTCTCAAAATTTGGATACATACACATGGTTGTTGTTGTCACGAGTAAAGATCCACGTGTCAAATTATTACCATCAGATACCTGTTCTATCACAGATTTAAACGTGCTATCATAATTGTCTATGAATACATGTTTAGTAGATGGTTTAATAAACGGTAAGAAATGTGAATCTCTTTTTAGGTGATGAGGAAGTAATTCTATGTGATTGGTCCCTTCCAACACTTTCTCCAAAATGAAGGTTTTGCCCACTCCTAGGGGTCCACAAATAAATACATTCTTGCCTTCTCTAATGTATCTACGAATTAGATCTATCTGTTTAGTGTGTATTGTCGTTACGACGGGACTTTTTTTTTGCTCAACTATTTTAATGAAGGAATCCATAGATGATCTTACTAATCAGGCCATAGATTTGGTACTCAAAAATGACGCACTACATGAAAGAATCGTAAAACCTTTAAGAAAGAAAATTTTACCATTCATTGTATCCACAATCCTTACCAATCTTCTAATGTTTATTCTTTTGGCGTACCTTGTTCGACGTCTGTCTCTTCTTCCTCTTCATACTCTTCAGTTTCCTCCAGTTCCTCTTCCTCCTCTTCCTGTTCAGTAGGTGAAAGCATTCTACCGATCTTCTCAAATGGAGTATCTTGAGTCATAGCCCGTATAGGTGTAGTGGTCTTAGGAGGCTTTAAGAATGGAATTGGTCGCACATCTAAGATTTCGGGTTTGGTAAATATACCGTCAATGGGGTATTCCTTTTCAAAGTTGAGAAGGATATGTTTAGGTATAGGTGGTGACTGTTCAAGTAGACTATCATATGTAGTTTTACACTCTTCGACGAATTTAAGACCTTCTTTCTTACGTTCATCGCGGGGTAAAGCCAATTGTAACCTAATGTTACGTGAGAGGGAACCGTGACCTAACGCAGCAGTTCTATGATTCTCCATTAATTCCTGTATTTTGAGAAATTGCATTATAGTCGCTATCAACCCAGCTATAAGGTTCAAACCACCAATTATAGACGGTGCCGCGGGTTGAATGGCTGGTGGCAGTGTGGACTGGGCAAAGTTAGCCGTACCTGTTATTGTTGACAAAACAATCACTGGTAAATTGAAGCGAAGAGACAGCTTTTTGAACATCAAAAAAGCGCGGTGGTGCATGTAACGATAACAGGCAGAGGATTCACCCCATTGGCGAAGTATACTCTCGTGATATTCGTTCCATGTTTCCTCCATATTAATTTCTTCACTCATCTTATAATAAGATGAATATTATTTTTTTCATTCATCTTGTGTTTCTCATATTCATCCTAGTAATACCCTTTACCAATGACAGGAGAAACTTGGAATTTTACTCCATTTTAATTCCATTTATCTTTTACCATTGGAGTGTTAACGACGACACCTGCGCGTTGACGCAAGCGGAAATGGCTATTACGGGTTCAAAAAAAGAGGAAACTTTTATGGGAAGGGTTGTAGGTCCAATATACAAAATGGAGGAGAATGAAATTAATCACCTCACAAAGACTGTATTCTTTGTGTTATGGGGTATAGTTCAGTATCGTCTCGGTTACTTTGATAACATCATCAATGACATTTTCAAAGTATGGGATGGTAAGAAGATTCCTGCTGCGAGGGTAGTAGTCTAAATGGTATTTTACTTACCATTCTTGATTAACTCATGGACACGCTTTACAAATTCTTTGTTACGCTTAATCTTGGGATCCGACTTGATGATACGGAGGAGCGCAGCAGATGGTATCCTAGGTGAATTACCCTTGGGCTTGGGAGTCCTCTTTAACTTTTTACGCGCATCCTGAAGTTGCTTGGAACTTGGCATTTATTATGTGCACAGATTATTTTCATAAAAATTTGTCAATCTCTTATAATGGATACTGAAATTGCTCGTCTCGAAAAGATCGTAGAGGAGAAGTATGAGGTATTTACTAAGGATAAAGAGTTAATTTTAGTCAAGATACATGAACTTCAAAAGAACATTGAACAGGGGAAAACGGAAACACCTCGTATAGAACTTTACAGAGAGCAAGATGCTCTCAAAAAAGATATCAAAACCCTAACAAAATCTTTCATGGTTGACAGAGATTCAATTTATACTAAAATAGTTCGTCTCCAAGAAACCAAAAAAAGAATGGAGGAAGATGCTCGTCTTAGTAAAGAATCAATCGAACACAATCTCAATAAAATTCAGGACTTTGTTGACAGGGGAAATACGAATGAGGTCTTTGGTGCTATGGAAGCTATAAAGAATTCACTAATGATTATTAATGATGAACTCAAGTCGTTGAAGAAGGTGGACGATACCTAAAACGATCAAATATATGAGTCGCACATTTAAAATTGTCATACATAATCATACACACAGCATCAGCTATGTCATGTTTCCTTTCGTATGGAATTTCCTCTTTCAAACATCTTTCGGCTAGACTTATAGTCCGCTCTTTCCGCTCATCGTAATCCAAGTTTCTTATACCAAAATGTAAATGCATGCTCACAGGTGAAATAAGTTTAACCTTATCTCTGAACATGTAGTGTAAAAGAATCTCAATATTCGTGAATCCACTCGGGGGTTGTCTTTCTATGAGTATTTTCTCAGCCGCATCAAATAGGTGTTTATGATCTTCCACAAATAAAGGAACTAGGTCAACAAAGTCATTGGTCTTTAAATATTTGTAGTCTTCTAAACTTACCTTTTTCATGTATTCAATCGTAATACTTGGACCGGTCAATGACTCAGCTAAAACTAAACCCATGTTGTGATACCCGATATCTATCGCTAGTATCTTCATACCTTATTTGGAAAGATTTTCCTTAACTATAATAAATGAAGAACAAGACGAAAACTCAGATGCTTTCCGCCATCCTCTTTGTTCTAGTTCTTGCTCTTGTTTATATGTGGTATAATCCCAGGGTTGTCAAAGTTCAGACCCAACCCTCTCTTCCAGTACCACCACGCCCAGTAAGTGTGCGCCGAGAACCAGAGTTTAGGGGACCACCCATCAAGAAATACAAGCCCGGGCAAATGCAGCAAATGGGTATATTAACTGGACCTAACGAAACTACATTACCCCTATATGGTAAAGAGGTGCGTGGTCGTCGTGATAGGTACCATTATTACACTACTACACCCGGTCAACAGATTTACCCTATACCTATAAGCCATAATGCTAGAGACTGTATGGATGATATCGGATGTGGCGAGCTATATGGAAATGAAACAGTCTCAATCACTGGTAAGACTGGTTCATTTGGGGTTAAGATGTATCGCACCGATAACTTCTTCTAATTTATCGCTGCTTCAGGGCTTTATTTGCCTGACCCATAAGTTTGAGGGTTGAGCAGCAGCAACTACACATAAGTATTAGCATACCTGGGAAGAACCATGGTGGGAATGGAACGGGGAATCCAGGGTGCATATCATAGAATTGCTTACCCCAGTAGAGTAGGAGCATCGTAAACATACAGCTCACGGACATCATGAAAGATGAAACCTGTTTGAACTTACCCTTGTTAGACAAATCTGGAATTGGGCTTATGAAGAACCAAAGAGAGGATAATGCGGCACCCATCGTGAGTGATTTAATATACTCTGAGATTTTAATCAAACACCATATGTTCTGATACCAGTGAAACCATAGAGCATCTGCTGTAACATTCTAAATGTACCTGAACAGGATGAACAGGCGCAGCAAATGAGAAGTCCCTTTGCCATTGGGTTGTCCATACCAGCTAATGTCATGAGTATGAGGGATTGAACAAGTAAACTTGAAGCTGTGGAAGATGCTCCAGATAGAGCACCCGATCTGCCTCTTATGCTACGTAAGAAACTCATAGCTATATACATTATTAGCAGAAATTATTCTCCAAATTCCTAAGTGTAATCATGTCAAATTCCCTATGCTGAAGATTTGAACCTCTACGCAGTCTAGACTTGATTTCCAAAAGTTGCTTGATTGTGTCATCGTCCAAATTTTTGAAAAAATCCATCTTAGCTTCCATGTCGTCTAGTTCGTGATGTTCCTTACGAGCTTGCACATAGGGCCATGTGTGTTTTCTCAAAGATTCTACTTCACTTTCTAACTGTCGTATCCTAGGGATGAGTACACGCGTAATCATGATCTTTAGTTCAGTAACATCACCCATCTTATGATTCATAAGTTTGCTATCTTTATATCTTCAGAAGGAATTTTATTTATATTTACCTATAGTAATATGCAGTACAAGGATCTCAAGGAGAAAGCTAAGAAAGCGGGTCTGCGAGTTACTAAGGATGTCCGTGGTAAGCGGGTCAAACTAACTGCTAAGGAACTCCGCGCCAAAATTAGATTAAACTTTGAAAATAGTGTTAAGAATGCTCAGCAAGTTGTTCGAATCTGTAGAACTATTGTGGGTCCCAGTCCTCAAATGACTATGCGTACTGGTGGTGGACCACCTCCCCCTCCTCCACCTCCTCCTCCACCACCACCCAGGAAACCCCCCGTAAATGCTAAGCGTGCGGCACTTATGGCTGAACTGAAAAATGTATTGAAAAAAAAGGGGATGAGGAAAAATAATCTTACTAATTAGTATATTACGATCATGGCTAATAATAACCAGCCCGCGAACAACGCTCTCAACAACGGTGCCAAGAAGCTCCGTGAGATCGCTCTCAAATTAGCGACGGACGCTATTAACAAGGCGCGTGCTGCGAACGGTGGTAACAATGCGGCTCCCGCCAACAATGCTAAGCCCAACAACAACGCTAAGCCTAACAACAACGCTAAGCCCAACAACAATGGCAACAAGCCCAACAACAACGCTAAGCCCAACAACAATGGCAACAAGCCCAACAACAATGGCAACAAGCCCAACAACAATGCTAAGCCCAACAACAATGCCAAGCCTAACAACAACAAGCCTAACAACAACAAGCCCAACAACAATGCCAAGCCCAACAACAACAAGCCCAACAATAACAAGCCCGCCAACAATGCTAACAAGCCCAACAATAACAAGCCCAACAACAATGCTAACAAGCCCGCCAACAATGCTAACAAGCCTAACAACAATGCTAACAAGCCCGCCAACAATGCTAACAAGCCCGCCAACAATGCTAACAAGCCCAACAACAACAAGAACGCGCCCGCTAACAAGCTCAAGCTTAACTAATTTTATAAGTTAAAAAATATAGAAGTGATAGTAGAATGGGTATATTGAAAGATTTAGGATGTTTCTGTCGATTATCAGAACATGACATAAACATCAAAAACTTAAGAGACCTCGCGAATAATTGGATAATGAACGAAGAAAATATTGAGAAAGCGCAAATACTCATATCCAATTTTTCTGAATGTGTAAAAGAAGATGGGGGGAAGAATCGCGATCGCATGAAGCAATTATGGCAACGTGATATAGACGATTATACATGTAAGCGATTGGTACATATTGCTAAGCTATGCGTAGTAAACACTATCTCGAAACACCTTGGATTGGAACACATCAAAAATGTTTTGAGAACGTGGGAGGGTGAAGATTTTGATAGTGTACATTACACATTTACTGACTACATATTCAACGTCGGCCAATTGGAAGATATAGACCTGATTTACTTTGATTCAGTAGAGGACCTAGTTAAATTTGATCTCGGACCAGATTTATATAAACGCCTCACTACAATTATCCACTTCTTTGAAAAGTTCAGGGACTTCAAACAATCTGTATTCCAAATCTCTTAGACATAAATCGCTTAACACCTGCAATGGTAGGAAAACTCCAGAGATACCAACGTGACCAAAATCCGGCCCCGTTGATACCACTCATTTTCCAGTCTTCTTTGTCACTACGATTAATGTCCAGCATTAGGTTTTGAATTCTACTAGGATCTCTCTCTGCTATAATACGCTTGGGTATTTGACCACCGTGACGTAATACATACGATCGCATGCGGGAAGGTGTTTTGTGTTTTGTATAGTCTGAATACCCTCTCGCACCAAAGTCAACCGTTTTGCCGCTTTCTAAGATTGCCCTGAACTTCTTTTTAGGATCAGGGCTGCGAACAATCTTGACGCGCATACTTACTATCTATAAATATAATTTACTTACCACAACCACAGGCACCAGTGGCGCAGTAGTTCTCCTTCTTCTCATCACCGGGGAGGAGGAAGAGCTTCTCAGGACCCCTCTTCACACGGTAGAGGTGGTCGTACATGTGGAGCAGACCAATGGTAAGGGCGAGAGTCGCAACGACGACACCCTTAACCTTACGGGCGAGGAAGGCGTAGGCGACGATAACACCAGCAATGATCATCTGGACGATGGTGAGCTGAGGGATGGCAGGCATCGTGAAACGATCCTTAACCTCCTTAGTCTCAGCAGTGGGAGCGGGGGCGTACTTTTCCATGGGCTTGCCGTATCCGGGCATTTTTATAATCTACTGAGAAAATAATGTGGTATCTGGCGGTTGTTCCATTCATCCTAATCTGTCACGATTTTATGAAATTGCCTGTAGATAGACTGTATTTCCAGAATTGGAGACGACCATTAGTGGGAATTAGAAACACTCTCATAGATCTAATAGCTTACGCACCCACATATTCACACTGGGAATTTGGCGGACTATGGTTAATCAAAGCACATTACAAACAAATACGCAAAGAGTTTGAAGAGGTTTCAAAAACTCTAGAAAAAACCATGTACCATGACGTAGATCCTTGGTTTGAAAAGAATGACAACTACTATCGATATTCTTTTGAACATTTTCCGAAGTTAAAGAGTCTCGTGAAGCAGATACCTTGTATTGATGAGGAGACTGCATCTTTCGCAGTTATGGATGCCCCCACTATTATACCCGCACATAGAGCCGAGACAAATCTCTTACTTAGATACCACCTTACGATTATGGGGGATGGTGACTGTACTTTATATACAGAGAAAGGTCCACATGTTCACACGGAAGGACAGGAGTTTGTATTTGATCATTCAAGATACCACGAAGTGATTAAAACGGGACACAGTAAACGAGTTGTACTCATCCTGGACATCAAACGATTTTAGGGTGAAAAAAAATAACGCTATATTGTATGAAGATTAGAACTATACTGGTCGTATTGTTTGTAATTCTGATACCGTTCATTCTGAACCTCTGGAATGGTTACCTTAAACCAGCTCAGAGTGGAAAGTTCAAGGAATTGGATTGCACCACAATATCTAATAGCCTAAATCCATATGTAAATGATATCATACACATCGCGCAAAATCACGGTAACAAGTCATCCTCTGGTGCGGTTGAGGGGTACAAGATTACCCGGTGTACGATCAAAGAGAAACTTCCCCAGGTTTTCAATATAGTGGAGGAGTATGTTTCTACAGTTAGAAGTGACAAGACCAAGCCAGCTGATTGTGAAACTGAGCAATACTGTTGGTTTTTGAGACTCTACAATCAAAGTGGTCATTACATTGACTGGCACTTTGATAATAACTTCACAGGTGGCAAAAGAAAGACTTATGTGTGTAACATATACACGAGCACCTGTAACACCTCTCACCTAATGACAAAGGACCGAAATGATAAGGTAAAGATCAATGAGAGTAAGGCGGGTAAGGGTGTTGTGTACAATGGGAGTGAAGTTAAACACTCGGTCTCTAGGCAACAAAACGGGTGCGCTCGTATATCTCTCATTATCCCACTTTATGAGAATGATTCAGTGACCCCGTTAGGTTGGTTTAGAAGAATAGCTCGTAATATTTCAGACGGTGTTTTCAAATTATAAATGTTTGCGACAAACTGCACTGTACATATCACTTCCACCTATGAGTTCCAATGTTTTATCCTCTACCATGCGTTTTGTGAAGGGTCCAGGGGTTCCATCATTGCAACACATACACAGGGCTGAAAGTTTAGTTACATCACATGCGAGTGGGATACAGTCAATAAGTTCTCCAAATTTCCTTTGAAAAGAGTCGGCATCTAAGCCTGCCAAAATCACACTCTTTTCACAGTAAAGGCAACATTCAACAAACTTTTTCAGTCTAGGGAAAAACTGCGCTTCATCCACGGCTATGATATCGGCATCATGAAAAGCTAATGTATCCGTGACGTCAAAAAGATCATATGTTTTGTAGCAGTCAAATTTAACATTATCGTGCGTTTTTAGAACTTCATCAGGGGAACGTGTATCCTTGGAAGAATTGATGACCAGAATATTCTTTCCGATGACTTTTAGACGCTTAAGTCGGCGAATCAATTCTGATGTTTTACCGGAAAACATATTCCCCATAATTATTGACAACCCCATCTCTGCTGATTATTATAATATTGTATTTTTTATATGGGTGAAATTCACAAGGCTTCCTTCAATGGGCACACAGGATACTACAATCCTAGGACGGGCCGTGTCCGCTTTGGAAAATGTGTCTATTCAAGCATCGCCGCGGCCATAAAATATCTCAAGTGAAGATAGATGAGGAAGAAGAGTCTTGTGTTTAGTTGGTGGCTTTGGGCTTTATCCGTATCATATTATGTGGGTTTTAATCCCTATTCTCCTTTATTACCTCTATTATTAGCGGTTGGAGTTGCTGTGTACACCACATCTATTAGATTTACAAGTGATTATCACTGGTCTAAGCGTGTGGTTATAATTGGGTTGGAGATCCTATTTGCATTACTCAGTTATGTAAAAGATCCAACCAGGTCTCTTTTGAACACAGAGGATGCGATATTCAACTTTGTGGTGTTTTTGATTTATCTCCTCCACGTTCACTTAAATGGTACAGATGTATTTACACTGTACTTCAAAACGTTCCCGGAATCTCATCGCGGGGAGACTTTCGTGGAGCATGTGAAGAAACTTATTGGGCGACCCTAACAAATACGGGTCTTTCGGGTCTAACAAGGAAGAGTCCTACTTGTAAAATGCGGCGTGCGAAGTTCGATCCAACTAGGATTGTACTACTTTCAACATATTTACGTGAGTTCGGTCTATGATGATCTAGCACCTTTTTCATAGATAGAATCCGTCTTAGTGAAATATCATTACAGTAAATAGTATTTAATTCAAGACTAACTGGTTCATTGAAGTTCCATACACTATTGAAAAATAAATCAAGATGTTTAGGTCTAGTACTATCGGTTATCATCAGAGAACATACTCGTCCCATTTGATATCCTGTGTGATAAAAATCTCGCTAAAAATTAAGATGCCTCTCACAGATGCTCAGATTACTAGAAAAGTTAAGCAACTGCGTACAAGAGAGGGTAAGGTCTATGCACCCCTCAAATACTTCAGAGGCCTCGAGACCCTCAAGGAGGTTGAAACTCGTTACAAGAAGATGCTCAAAAAAGACTACACCAAGTTCAGAACGGACGAGGGAAGAAAAACCAAGACTTCCTCCTACACCGCGAGATTTAGGAAAATGTATCCGGGAATCAAAACCCTCCCTGAAATTGCTAAGGCTACTAAAATTCCTCTAAAAACCCTAAAAACGGTCTA